CGTGCGTCGCTGGCTTGCCCTTGCCGCCGAACTGGCGCACGGGGGGAAGCCATGACGCGCGCAACGGTATACTGGCGCGCGGAATGGAACGGCCACCGCCACGGCGTTGGCTTTTCGTGGCGCGATAGCTGCGGCAACGTGTGCCGGGCCTACGTCCGCGGGGAATGGTCGCGCGCCGTGGCAAGGGAAGCGCGCGAGCTTCTGGCCAGCGTCTACGGGGTAACCGTGGCGCGTTGGCGCAACGGGGGGATACCGTAACGCGCGGCGGGTAGTCCCCCGGAAATGCAACGGCCCCCGGAACGCTACGCGCGCGCCGGGGGCCGCTGGCTTCCTGGGCGGTTAGCCCAGCGGGGCAAGCATAGACTCGATCGCGCGGATGCGCGGGGCGCAGTCTCCGAGGGGCACGGATGCATCGCGCGCCGCATCGCGGGCATCGAAGGCCATCCGCGACGCTTGCGCCAGAATCCCGCCGACAGCCGGGAGCACGCGCGCCACGTTAGGCGCGTCGAGCGCGAGATCGGATGCGACATCGGAGAGATAGCTTGCCGTCGCTTCTCTGTCGCCGTGCTCGATTCCGAAACGGAGGGATTCGCGGAGGGCCGCGCAGTAAAGCTGCGCGGATGCCGCGACGTAGGCGGACGCGTCGGCGGGATTCACTGCGCACCCCCGAGGTTGAGGCGGTTGTGGCAATACTGGCGGATTGGGCGGCCCGACAGTAGCGCGTCGATCTCGGCCGTGGCCGCGTCGAAGCTAGCCGTCGCGGCATCGCGTTCGGCAAGCTCAGCGTCGGAAACCTCGTCGGAGAATCCGTGCGCCTCCGCGATAGCGTCCAGGCAGTCGATATGCGCAAGGTAAGCGAGGCGCATCGCGCCGTTCGTGGCGTTCTCGCGTCCGTGCGCAGCATGCGCGCGGGCTTCCGCCAGTAGAGTTTCGACCTTAGCTAGTGCTTCCGTGGCTTTCATGGCTTTCGAGAATCCGGCGCACTATGCGCCAGCGGGGCGAGCTAGTAGCTGGCCCTCGATGCGCCAACCTAGCGTTAGCGGTTAGAGCTTGCAAGGGGCCAGCGTTAGCTTGCGGGGCCTTGCGCCGTCCGCGTTGCTGTTTACGGTGCTCGGATATGTCCTACCTTCCTAGCTGGAATCGCCCGAGAAAGGCGAAAAGCGGCCAACGTGTCCCCGTGTCAGAGGATGGCATCCCCTTGGGCGAGCATCATCACCGGGCGCGCTACTCTGACGCTTTCGTCGAGCAGGTGCGGCAAGACCACGAACGCGGTGGCCTCGGCTATCGGCGGCTGGCCAGGAAATACGGGGTCAGCGTTGGCGTGGTGAAAGCGTGGTGCCGCTATCTCCGGCGGGCCACGGTTCCGGCTGGCTGGCGGACGGTGGCGGGCGAGGCGGACGGCGGGGCTGACGGCTAGCTGGCCACGGCTTGCGGGGCGACCTTGGCCACACTCGACCGACCCCCCGGGTGGGGTCCCACGCGCCGCTCGCCGCGTGAAAGTCGTTCCCCCTGCCACAAATCAAATCAAAGTGATTCCAACTAACTCACAAGGCCCCTAACGTCTATACACTTCAGATGAGCTATACGCTGGTAGCTGTAGCCAATCCGAAAAGAAATCTGTCTCGGATTTCTGGACTTTTCTAAAAAAATCTTCTGACCCCTATTAGGGACTAACGCATAACATGGCTAGACGAGTGAGAGTAGCAAATACGCCTGAGCACCCTGTTGCATATTCTAGGGCTTTGGCTCTGGCGATTCTGGATAGGGTAGCTGGCGGAGAGGCCTTAGATGACATCTGTAGCGAACCGGGTATGCCACCTAGTGTCTCGGTGCGCAGATGGGTTTATGAGGACCGTGATGGTTTAGGAACTGAGTTCATCCGGGCCAAGCAGCTAAGTGCTGAGAGGCTGGCGGACCAGTTGCTAAAGATTGCGGATGCGCCGCCTCCCAGGCTCCCTACAGGCGCAATTGACTACGGGAGCGTCCATCTGGCTAGGTTGCAGATTGAGACGCGCAAATGGCTACTGACCAAGCTGCTGCCTAGGATGTATGGAGATAAGGTTCAGGTATCTGGTGACCCAGATGGTGTGGCCATCAAAATCTCGGATACTGACCGTGCTGCTAGGATTGATGCGATTCTTAGGGCTGCGGAAGCTAGGCTTCTGGAAGCGGCTGAGGAGCCTAAGCGCATCGAGGCCAAGGTCATCACCACTGAGGAAACCCCTAATGAGAGTTGATCCACTTGCCCCGGTCCATGCTGAGATCATGCAAACCATGGGCTGGGAACCTGGAGTCTACAAGGGTAGGTGGATGGACACGCCCCAGGCTGGCAGTTATGAGGCTGCTGGTTGGAAGAAAGGCAACATGCTGCGGCGTATCTGCCCCATGTATGGGTATGACGCGCACACGATTCCTGAGATGACCATGTATCTCTGGGATCTAGGGTTTGCGCTCCAACTGCGCTACACGGGCGAGTGGGTCTACGCTTCCATCCATAAGGTCACCCATTATGGTAAGGACGAGACAATCGTTATGAGCGACCCGCTGATCGAGGCTGCATCAGAACTGACTAACGTGAATGCGTCAGTCTGCTGTGTGTTCTTGGACGCGGTGCGCAGATACGAGGAATCGGAAGCCAAGAAGAAGGCCGCGATCAAGCGCAAGAACGAGCGCGCCAAGGAGCGCAGAAATGGCAAAACCAAAAAAGATCAAGCCTGAGCTTCTGGCGGTCCTGACTCCTCAAGAGCAGGAGGAACTGGACAAGCTGCTGGTTAGTGACCCTGTAGTCTGGCGACCCCTTCCTGGCCCTCAGTCCCAAGCCTACGGCAGCAAAGCTACCATCGTGGGCTACGGTGGCGCGGCAGGCGGTGGCAAGACAGATCTCGCGGTGGGGCTGTCCCTAACTCAGCACCAAAAGGTTGGCATCTTTCGCCAGAACGGAACCGAGCTTACTGGCGTAGTGGATCGCATTGGCGAGATCCTGAAAACCCGCGACGGGTGGAATGGCCAGGAACGCATCTGGCGCACAAAGCGCGCGGATGGAAAGTATCTCCAGATTGAGCTTGGCTCGTTCCCGGCACCTGATGATGAGCGCAAATACCAGGGCCGCCCACATGATCTGCTGGTCTTCGACGAGGCCAGTAACATGCGCGAGAGCGCAGTGCGCTTCCTTCTAGGCTGGCTCCGCACGACCGATCCAGATCAGCGGTGCCGCGCGCTGCTCACGTTCAACCCCCCGACGAGTGCCGAAGGTCGATGGGTTATCAAATTCTTCGCCCCATGGCTGGATAAGACCCACAAGAATCCAGCCCTACCAGGAGAACTACGATGGTTCGCAACGGTAGATGGCCAAGACCTAGAAGTCACGGATGGGACTCCCTTCCGCCATGGTGGCGAACTCATAACCCCGACTAGCCGGACGTTTGTCCCTAGTAGGATCTCGGACAACCCATACCTAATGGGCACTGGCTACATGGCGCAGCTTCAGAGCTTGCCTGAGCCGTTGCGCAGCCAGATGCTCCATGGTGACTTCAACGCGGGCATCGAGGATGACCCGTGGCAGGTAATCCCAACGAAGTGGGTCGAGGCCGCGCAAGCTCGCTGGAAGAAGCCGGATGTCATCCCAGAAATGGACTCCATGGGGGTGGACGTTGCGCGCGGTGGCAAGGACAACACAATCCTGTCGCGCCGTCACGGGATGTGGTTTGACGAGCTTATTGTCTACCCGGGCAACGTCACGCCGGACGGCCCGACTACCGCTGCTTACTGCATCGCGGCACTCCGGGACAACGCGCCGATCCACATCGACATCATCGGTGTTGGTAGCAGCCCCTACGATTTCCTGAACCAGCAAGGCCAGCAAGTCGTGGGTGTGAACGTGGCGGAAGGTGCCATGGGCGTGGACAAGTCTGGCCGGATGCGGTTCCGCAACCTGCGCAGCGAACTGTGGTGGCGCATGAGGGAAGCCCTAGACCCGAATGCCAACAACGGTATTGCCTTGCCACCTGATCCCAGAATCCTTGCGGACCTAACGGCCCCGACTTGGCAGATGGTCGGAAGCACCGTCGCGGTCGCGTCCCGAGAGGACATCATAAACAGGATTGGAAGATCGCCCGACTTTGGTAGCGCACTAATCCTTGCCCTCATGGCCACACCTAAACGGAAAGTCGTGTTCTCTAGGAAGGGATTCACCGCGAAGGACTACGATCCCTACGCAGGCTTTTGATCCACGGGGTCCATAGGGTTATAAGAAAAACCTATGGTCTACCATGTGCCTTCTACGTCCATTCGTATCGAGACTCTCCCGGTCAGCTTTTTTGAGGAGAACTGCAACGATCTCTTCAAGGAACACTACGAGGAGATCGCGCTGAACAAGAGCGTTATGAAGCTGCTTCCTAACTGGGAACGGTATTACGCTCTTGAGCAAGCTGGCATGATTATGTGCCTTGGTGCGTTCCTAGGCGAAGAGTGCATCGGCTACAGCATCAACTTCTTCACCAACCACATGCACTACAAGGAGATGTTCTACATGCAGAACGATCTCCTGTTTGTTGCTGAGGAGCATCGCAAGACTCGCGTTGGCCTGGACCTTATCAGGGAAACCGAGAAGCAAGCGTTTGCCAAAGGAGCCGAGATGATGCTGTGGCACGCAAAGGAAAACACCAGCCTCGACACACTGATGCCACGGCTGGGCTACAAGGTTCAAGACATCATTTACAGCAAGGTGCTTTGATGGCGATCACCGGAGCAGTTGCGGCTGTTGCCGCACTTGGAACGTCTGTTTACCAAGGCGAGCAACAGCGCAAGCAACAAAAGAATGCGTTGCGCGCGCAGGAACAGGCTCAGCGCGAAGCAACAAACCAAGCGATGAGCCAGCAGCGCATGTCTGAAGAAGCCATGCGCAAGGCCAACCGCAAGACACCGGATGTGAACCAGATCCTTAAGGATCAAGGTATCCAAGGTCCGTCTACCATGCTTACTGGTCCTATGGGCGTTAGCTCCATGGGCCAGATGCAAAAGAACACCCTGCTGGGAGGCTAATATGGAATACGGGAAAGAACCGCGTCGTGACAAGCTGCTGACTCGCTGGGGCGAACTCAAGACGGAACGCTCGTCTTGGTGGGGCCACTGGCAAGAAATCAGCACCTATCTCCTCCCTCGCAACGGTCGGTTCTTCTCCCAAGACCGCAACCGAGGCGAGCGCAAGCACAACCAGATTTACGACAACACGGGCACGCGCGCGCTGCGTGTTCTCGGCGCAGGCATGATGGCTGGAGCAACGTCGCCAGCTAGGCCGTGGTTCCGTCTCGGGACTCCTGATCCTTCGCTGAATCAATACCACCCGGTCAAGATTTGGCTGGACGAGGTGACGCGAAGGATGCAGCGCGTGTTTCAGAAGTCGAACACCTACAGGTCGCTGCACCAGATTTACGAGGAGCTTGGTGCGTTTGGCACTTCCGCCAGCATCGTTTTGGCGGACTTCCAAAACGTCATCCACCACTACCCGTTGACGATTGGCGAGTTTGCAATCGCGTCCGACTACCAGGGCCGCATCTGCACGCTTTACCGCGAGTTCGACAAAACGGTTGGCGAACTGGTCAAAGAATTCGGCTACAAGAACTGCTCGCTCACGGTCCGCAATCTGTTCGATCGCGGGTCTTTGGACCAGTGGGTGACGATCATCCATGCGATTGAGCCGCGCGCAGACCGCGAGCGCGAAGTTGGCAACCCCACGGCTAAGCACATGCCGTTCAAGAGTTGCTACTTTGAGATCGGATCTGATCCCGATACCTACTTGAGCGAGAGTGGGTTTGAGCAATTCCCGGTGCTTACGCCTCGATGGTCCACCGTTGGCGGCGACATCTACGGGCACTGCCCAGGCATGGAAGCTCTTGGTGACATCAAGCAGCTTCAGCATGAGCAGCTTCGCAAAGCTCAAGCGATTGACTACCAGACGAAGCCACCGCTCCAAGTTCCGAGCAGCATGAAGAACCGGGATGTCGAAACGCTTCCCGGTGGCGTGAGCTTTGTTGACGCGGCCTCGCCGCAAGCTGGCATCCGCACCGCTTTTGAGGTCAACCTCAACCTCAACTATCTGCTGCAAGACATTCAGGATGTCCGCGAGCGCATCCGTGGTGCGTTCTACGCGGATCTGTTCCTGATGCTGGCCAACAGTTCCAACGCGCGCATGACCGCGACGGAAGTTGCCGAGCGGCACGAGGAAAAGCTGTTGATGCTTGGTCCGGTTATCGAGCGACTCCACAACGAGTTGCTCAACCCGCTGATTGACATCACGTTTAATCACATGCTCAAGATGGGGCTTTTGCCGCCTCCTCCTGAGGAACTTCTTGGCATGGATCTCAGCGTTGAGTTTGTCTCGGTGCTTGCTCAGGCCCAGCGTGCAATCGGTGTCAACGGGATCGACAGGTTTGTCGGTAGCGTCGGCATGGTCGCTCAGTTCAAGCCGGAAGTCCTGGACAAGATCAACACGGACGAGTGGGCCGATACCTACTCCGAAATGCTTGGTGTCCCGCCCAAGCTGCTAGTTGCCAACGAGGATGCGCAAGCCTTGCGCGAATCTCGCAACCAAGCGATGGCGGCAAAGGAGCAGGCAGAGGCAATGCAGCAGCAATCGCAAACCGTGAAGAACGTTGCTTCTGCTGCTGCTGATGCACCCGTCGATGTGATGAACATGTTTAGTGGCTACAACAACCCCGCACCTCAAGGTATCTGATGAAAGCTCCCATTCTTGTTCAGAACGTTTCTTCCCTTGCTCATACTCAGTGGATCTTTTGTGGTCTGCCTGAGTCGCACATGCCTCCATATGTTGAGGGCTACTTGACGGACGGTAAGGATTACTACCCTTACTTGTGCGTTGATGGCGGCATTAGGTTTTTGGCTACAGTCCCTGCAAACTCTAGGATGAAGTTTGAGTTCCTGGACAAGAAGCGTGACAAGGGTGATTTTATTATGCACCCGTCAATTGGCCATAACCTAATTGGGTTAGTGCCTAGCTTCTACATTGGGACCAAGCATCTTCCGACGATGCAGCTTGTCTCAATGTCTGCATCGGAATCGGTAGAGAAGTGGCATCTGCGCACGCAAAGCTCAGAGCATCGCGTGACCGTCGATCTCTGGGCCAACGTCTACTCTGGCATTCCCTACGTTGACTTCACTTGCGAGGCCGTTTACGGCGATGTCCGCAACGATGGCCAACTTCAGTCTGTCACGCTGCCTGAGTTTGCGATGGAGTGCGCAGCCGATGTGACGCTGGATTTTGCAGCGCGCAACGGTCTGAACAACCTGCCAAGTAAGCGTCATGTCCTGGTTGCGTCCGGGACGCGCTGGCATCGCGCGGTGCGTTTCCAGACGCGCGGTGCAATTCATGCAGCTTGGGACGAGCCTCGTAGCCAAGGATACGTCATGTATGGGCTTTACACGGGGTGGGACGGAGAGTGGATGGCACTAGGTGTTGTGCCTAAGGCTACTCCAGACACTATTGGTGCTAGGGCTACGCAGTATCGCGCTTACAAAACGCAGAGCGGGACTTACACTGCGTTGCGTCCGCGAACGCAAATGCATGAGTCTGGCACTACCGGAGAGCAGTCTGATTTTGGTTGCGCGTCCGATCTTGCCGTGACCACTGGCGAACCGTGGGAGATCCACGATGCGTTGTGGCAATGTCAGAGCTACGCCCAAAGGCCTACCGCGAACAAGGAGCCGTTTGGGATGCCGATGCAAGCTGAGTTGCATCCGCAGGCTGAGTTGCTGAACCAGCGGCCCGATCTCAACCTTGGTGTGAACGACAGGCTTGGCTGGCCTGGGGTTAACCAGATCGGTTGGATTCCCAGCCCCAATACCTGCTTGTGGACCACCAGCGACGATCAGCATAGGTCCGATAACTTCCTGCACGCGACCTACGCGCTGACGCGCGACGATGCGCTGCGGCAGCTTATCGAGGACCATATCGAGTTGGACAAGCTAGATGTCAACATCAAGCGCGACAACCTGCTGTCCCCGCGCGCGGTTGGTCGCCTTGCGCTGACCCGAGCTAACCAAGTTTGGCTTGGGTTTACGGAAGCGGCTGCGACCCTGAAGGATGGGCTGCGCGCTGCCATGCTCAAGTCCTACTACACAACGCAGCCTCCTGAGGCTCAGATCCGCACCATCGGCGGGCATGAGCAGGCTAAGTATGGGTGGAACTACCCGGATGGCCGCCCGGTAATCGGATGGCAACCGTGGCAAGAATCCATCGCTGCTATCGGGTTCTTGGCAGCGTCCCGAGTGCTGAAAGATCCTAGCTTTGAGCGCGTGGCTAAGGATCTTGCAACGGACATCGCGGCCAATTCGTTTCTTGTCAACCGAACCCCGATGTGGCACGCATACGCAATTCGATGGAACAATGGTAATCCATTCTCGGAAGGGGAATGGCCTACTACTGGAACCCCAAACGACGCAAGCAACCTCAACATTTATGTGACTGGAGCGTGTGACTACTGGACTCTAACGGCGTGCGTTATGATTCCAGAAAATAGTGAAGCTCAGTCAATTGTCACCAAGTTCGGCGCACCGAAAAGCATTGCCCAGTCTCGCTGGAGGGCGTTGTGATCGAGCGATCCGACCGTTACCAGTTTGTTGATGTTTTGAAAAGCAGACTGGTCAAGGAAACCAACAACCAGAGGCCTCACGTTTTCCTATCGGCTCTCCGGGACCGTTTGGCCCTGGGAGCTAAGGAATACGGGAATGCTTCGTTCGACCGCGATTTCAGCGAGCTTGTAGACGAGATCCTTCAGGAAGACATCGACAGGGCTGGCTGGTCCTACATCATCTGGGCAAAGGCAAAGAACATGCTGAACAAGCATGGAAAGTCGATGCCTACACACCAGCTAAACATCCTGGATTCCTTGTGCGATGCGGCATTCATAACTGCCGAGCGGGCCTACGCCGCGTGGGAGTCCAACCACCACATGCTTTATGAGTTAGCATACCGCGCCACTAGGGATGCGGTTCCGCACCACGCGGAAGAAGACTGCTGCTAGTTGATGGGTGGGGTCCATAGGTCCACCCACAACTAATAGTGTTTTGGTGTGACCAACTACGACCCTCTCGACATCAAGGGCCAAGAACGCGCCAAAGCCGATAAGGATGTGCGCGAACGTGTGGCCCTTGAGAACGAGGAGGCCGATGTGAAGTGGCTCATGTCCAGCAAGCGAGGTCGCCGCGTGGTGTGGCGATTGTTGGATCAGTCCGGCGTTTTCCGCCTGTCGTTCAACCCTAACGCGATGCACATGGCATTTGCCGAGGGGAACCGCAACTTCGGGAATCGAATGCTGGCACTCATCCATTCGCTCTGTCCTGAGCTTTACTCAGCGATGGTCAAGGAGCAAAACAATGACCGAAACGATGCTCAGCCAAGCAACCGCGCAAACTCAAACTAGTGGTGCTGAGGCTGTAAACACGGGTGCGCAGAACGCGCAACCGCAGCAGCAACAGGCAACCGACAGTCAAACCAAGGGCAGCGGACAACCCGCTGAAGTTGGCCAGCCGAGTAACGACCAAGCCACGAAGGCACCAGCGAGTGCCCCGGATCGCTACGAGTTCAAGTCACCAGAAGGTGCTGAATACGATGCGAATGTGCTGTCCGCATATGGCAACGTCGCAAAAGAGCTGAACATGACGCAGGAAGCCGCGCAGAAGATGCTGGATAAGCTGGCTCCCGTTCTTCGGGACAACCAAATTAGCCAGATCGAGGCAACGAAGGCAGAGTGGGTCAACACATCGAAAGCGGACAAGGAGTTCGGCGGTGAATCGCTGGACGCGAACCTTGCTGTCGCCAAGAAGGCCCTCGACACCTACGGCTCCCCCGAGCTTCTTGCACTGCTAAACGAGTCCGGTCTTGGAAACCATCCGGAGATTATCCGGGTGCTTTACAGGGCTGGCAAAGCGATCAGTGAAGATCGCTTTGTTGGAGGCAAGGCTACCGCTGGAAAGGCTAGCGGTCCTCGCGGCTTCAACGAACTTGCGTCTGTCCTTTACCCTAACCAATAAGAGAGAAAGATGGCTGTCCTTAGCGCGAATAATCTTACCCTGCTCGATCATGCCAAGCGACTCGACCCCGAGGGTCGTATTGCGACGATTGCCGAGCTTCTTTCGACTACTAACGAGATCCTGACGGATTGCGTCTGGCGCGAGTCGAACCTTCCTACGGGCCACCGTGAGGTGATCCGCACGGGCTTGCCGGATGTCTACTGGCGCAGCTTGAACCAGGGTATCCCGAGCAGCAAGAGCACGACCGCCCAGGTCGATGAGGCTTGCGCAATCCTGGAAGCGCGTAGCGAGGTCGATAAGGATCTTGCGATGCTCAACGGTAACACGGCTGCTTTCCGCCTGTCGGAAGACGCTGCGTTCCTTGAGGCCATGAACCAGCGCATGGCGGCAACCATTTTTGATGGTGATCCTGCTACTGATCCAAAGCAGTTCCTTGGCTTTAAGAATCGCTACAACAGCACGACGGCTGGCAACGGCCAAAATGTGCTGCTGGCTAGCAGCGGTACTGCTGGAACCGTTGGCGACCTTACGTCGGTTTACCTTGTTTGCTGGGGCGATCAGACGGTGTTCTGCCCGTTCCCGAAGGGCAGCAAGGCTGGCCTGATCCATGAAGATCTTGGCGAGCAGACGGTTTACACGCCGTCTACTGCCAATACGGCTTATGCTTCGGCTGGCGATCGCATGCAAGCCCTCGTTACTCGTTACCAGTGGAAGTGCGGCCTTATGGTCAAGGACTGGCGTTACGCAGTCCGTATTGCTAACGTTGATGTTAGCGACCTTGTTGGCCTTGCTAATACGCAAGCTCTGACCTCTGGTGCGTATGGCACCAATTTGATCCATTTGATGGCTCGCGCCGTTTACCGTATTCCGAATACGGCAATGGGTCGCTGTGCGTTCTACATGAACCGCACGGTCCACAGCGCGCTGTCGCGCATGGCGATGGAGAAGTCGCTGGGCGTGATGAGCATCGAAAAGGGTCTTACCGAGTTCGGCACGGCGCAGAGCTACCTGTCGTTCCTTGGTATCCCGATTCGCAAGTGCGATGCAATTGGCGTTGCCGAAACCTACATTGCCTGAGGTATAACATGATTACCGACATCAATTTTTTGCTTGCTAGCGCACAAGGTCCGATTACGACCTCTGCTGTCGCTACCAATGTTGCCGACCTTAAGAACATTTATGATGCTGGTGCCGGTTGCCCCGTCTACGCTGTTGTGACTGTCACGACTGCGTTCAGTGGTGGCACTAGTGTCGAATTTCAGGTTAAAGCTTCTGACAACAGCACTGTAGACGCTTCGGACGAAACGATTGGATCTTCTGGAGCCATTCCTGTCGCAAGTTTGACTGCGGGGCGAATCATCGTTGTTCCGCTTACTGAAAATTATGTTCGTGGTCAACGAAACGCGGACACTGCGCCGACTCCTGACGAATTGGGAAAGACCATTACCAATGGTGGCAGGCGTTATGTTGGCATGTGGTATTCGGTTTCTGGCACTCCGAGTGCTGGAAGCGTAAATGTTTCCATTGTGCTTAATCCGCAATCGCTGCCTAAGCACTACGATACAGGCATCAAGTTTGTTCGTTACTTGGCACCTGATAATATTGATGCCTAATAGCTGGGGCTTCGGCCCCAGCTTCTACAAGGAGCTAACATGATCCCAGATCAACTTCTCAGGCTGGCTGACGGGCAAGCGATTGCCACCGCAGGATCGGTTCAAACTAGCGCAATTGACATTGATACTTTGCGCGATGTTGGAATGGGGACTACGTTGTATGTCCGTATTCGTATTGATACGGCTTACACGCAAGCATCTGGCGGAGTAAACATCAATGTTGGGTATGCAGATAACGATGCTGCTTCTAACTTTGTGATGCTTTCTCAGTTTCCGCTTTCTTCAGGCGGAAGCGTTCCGGCTGCTGGAACTGTTTTGTATCTTCCCATTCCTCCGATTTCTAAGGTTCGCCTTGGGACTCTCCCAAACAACACCAAGAAGTATTTCTTGGTTCAGTTTGTTGCTTACACGGCGGCAACCGTTGGCGGCACTTGGACTGTTGACATCGTTACCGAAGTCAACATGGCTGAGCATACCTACCAAAAGGGCTTTACCGTCCAGTGACCACAGGCCCGGCTTCGGCTGGGCCGCTTTAGGAGAACAACATGATTCTCGATAAGAAGCTACAACTGGCTAGCAACTTTTCAGTCGCTAGTGGAACTCGCCCATTTTCTGGGTTTTCAATTCCAAGCAATAAACTTTCAGTCGCAACATTGCGCGATTTTGGGCGTGGCAAGACTGTGTATTGCTGCGTGACTATTAAGTCACCTATTACTCAGCAGAGTGAGACGTATGTTAGAATGTCTCTTGTTGCTGAAGCAAACGCAACATTTACTCAAGAAGCTCTAAATACTTTAGGTGGACTCGTTCCACTTAATGCTCAAATTGCTACGCGTTTGCAGCCAATTCTTGGGACTACGGGCGCAATTCCGTGCAATCTGACTACTGGGAACAATTTTGCAGCAGGCAAAAAGTATATTTTTCCGGTAACTACGCTTAGTTTGTGGGACATCAATATTTTTGGCAACTTTGAAATGCAGCAAGCTGCCTATTTCATTTTTGAAGAATTCAATTCGACTGCATTGGAGTTTACTCCAGGCGATTTGATTTCTGACGGAAGTATTGATGTTGACATTGTTGAAGTGGCTGATAGCGGTGCTGGTAGCAATTTCTGCGACCTTCCATTTTACCCCAGCACGATGAAGGTTAGCTGAGCGAGGGCAACATGGTCGAGAGAAACGTTGACATCGTTCAGTCGACCCGCAACGCGACTGTCTACCTTCCTCAAGAAACTCTCGACCTTACTAACTATCCAATTAAAGATGGTTGGTTTGAGGAAGGTTTTAACAACGATTCGACTGAGACAGATCCGGCTGCTGGTTGGCCCGGGCTTGAATACTGGACTGGAGCAATTGGTGGCGTTACCCAGACTTGGGGATTCCCTACGCGTTTTAAAGCAACTCATTGCTCGGTAATTCCAAAGGGTCCACATCGAGGCAAACTGCTTTTGTGGAATACGGATCCAGTAGTAGCTAAGTCTACGTTTACCGGAACAGAATGGTGGTCTTGGCAAGCAATTGTGATTTTGGATCTTGATCCAGAAGCTACAACGCGTTGCTACAACTACCTTCTTCCAATTGCCAAGGTTTACGAATCTGGTGGACTAGAATACTACCCGTCGCTGTTCTGCGCTGGTCATGCCTGGACAGAGTTTGGCGATCTTGTGATCGCAGGCGGAAACTCCTGGAACGAGAACTTTGGCCTCAACAGTTACGACGGGTTGTGGGTATGGAACCCAGCGGCAACTGGTGCTGCGTGGGCACCACAAGGCGTATCGGAAACGCCAGCTTTTAAAGATCTAAACGTTGGGCATTATGCAACGTTTGGTGCCTGGGTCTACCACGGGGCCATGCTAAAACCTCGGTGGTATGCAACCGTCAAGACTACCCCACGGTATACGGTTGGGCTTTTTACTTACTCAGCCGTGTTGTTTTTTGGTGGAAGCGACGATCCGCTTACGCTTAATAATCCGCTAGACAACCCCTCGTGGAATTCATACGAAGCGTATTGGGTTGCTGGATCTCCAGATGCTACTATTGGAGCGTCTGGCCTACTTCTAGATAATAGAAACAATCCTGGCACTACAGTTGGTGGAGAAGCTGGCGTTTTTAAAGGGCCAGCTATTTCTACTGCAACAGATGCTGCGCTTTACAGTGAATCGCTAATCTACTACGCGCACATTTTCCAACTGACTAACGGCCAGTTCTTTATGGCTGGCATGGCAAGTAAGTCTGCGCGACTTACCAACCACGGAACTAACCCAGGGCAGTGGACTCTTACTCCAGGCCACACGCTTCAGGGCGCATGGCAAAAAGAGCGCATGTATGGATCGTCTGTTTTGCTTCCTAATTGGGACGGAACAGACAATCGAGTTTTGCGTGTTGGAGGAGCTAACTATCTTGGCGCAACTCTAACTACAACTGACGAAACGCAAACGATCCAAGCCGATAGCTCTGGCGCAAACTGGGTTCTTGGGCCGGAACTTAACTACTCAAGCATGGAGCAGAATCTGGTTATTACACCAGATGCTGACATCTACCTGTTTGGCGGCACCTACAAGAGCTTCACGCCTCCTGACATTGCCGGGGCAGTCATAGACTACCACACAAAAGCCCAGAGGCTTTCGATTGGAGCGTCAACCGGATACGCGTCAGAATGGGAACTTCTGTATTGGAGTCCAGCAGAAGCCTACCGCAACTACCACAGCACGGCCATGTTGCTGCCAGACGGGCGCGTGTTTACTGGAGGTGGCGATGCTTCCATGGTTGTTATTGATCCTAACGAGCCTTCGCACGCGCATAACCCGTCAGCTTCTGAGCATCCCGGCTACGACTACGAAGTGTTTTACCCTCGTTACCTGCGTCCTTCGGAAGTCCCGTCAGTTGCTTTCCCTAGGCCTCAGATCGTTAGCGTTGCCGCCACGCTGACCAACGGTGCTTACCAACTCAGCTACGGCAGCAGCTACACGGTAACGTGCCAAGAGCCTGCGCAGTTCCGGTCGTTGTCGCATGTTGTCCTGATGGCTCCTGGTTCGCGGACGCACCACATTGACTTCTCCGAGAACTACCACAAGCCAGCAACGCAGAGCGTTACCTCCAGGACCACGATCAACTTTACAATGCCAGCTACGGATCTGGTGATTCCTAGAGGCTACTACATGTTGTTCGTTTTGGATGACAACAGGGTTCCTTCTGAAGCCGTTTGGATCAAGGTGTAACCATGCCAGCCCTTAGCATTTGTCCAGCCAGCTTCGACATCTACGTTTACCAAGGCGATGAGCTTCCGTGGACGTTTACGATTCGCGGCTCCAACGGCCAAGCCATTGACATCACGGGCTACCTCTTCGACCTGGATGTTGATGAGTTGGAAGATCCCGTTGGCGTGACAACCCAGGTGTTTCACCTTGATGGGACCATCACCAACGCATCTGGTGGCGTTGTTGAGTTTGCCATGGACAGCCTGCAAGCTGCGACTACGGTTGGTCGCTACTACTACAAGTTGTTGGCTACCAACGCGCTTGGACAACAATACGTTGTGTCCACGGGACGCTTCATTTTTGTGGACTCCTGCGAAACCAACAAGGTTTCCGACGTTGACATCTGCAACATGGCGTTGGGCCTGATCGGAGATACCGCAAAGATTACCAACATTAGCCCGCCCGATCCCAGTATGCAGGCGCAGTTGTGCGCCAAGTTCTACCCCATGGCCCTTCGTGGGACGCTTGAGATGCACAACTGGGCGTTTTCGACCAAGCGCGCCGAGTTGACATTGGTTGACATCGACCACATCGAAGAACACGCTACGCACACGCATGAGTGGGGCACGCACTGCGACTGCTCGGAATGGGATTATTTTTACGAGCTTCCTAGGCACTTTCTAAAGGCCATCGCGGTCCTCCCAGCGTCTAGCGTTGATGACTACAAGGACACGCAAGACTTTTCGGTGCAGCTTGACTCGCTAGGTGTCCCGCGCCTCTACACGGACTGCCCAGAAGCTGTGCTGCTCTACACCGAGTATGTGGTGGAGACGCATTTGTTCCCACCGTTGTTCCAGATGGCTGTTGCATGGCACCTAGCTTCGTTGCTGGCTGGTCCAATCATCAAGGGAGAGGTTGGCTCCAACGAGTCCAAGAGGTGCTTGCAGATGATGATGATGTATATCGGAAAGGCTAGTAAGTCCGACTCCGATATTCGTCGAGTTCACACTGACAAGCCTACTTCCTGGATCGCTGGACGCTGACCATGGCCAATACTCGTCTCTACACGCGCAGTTTTGCTGGTGGCGAAGTCAGCCCGGAGATGTTTGGGCGCATCGACGATTCGCGCTACCAGACTGGTGCCAAGACCATGCGCAACTTTGTGGTCAAGCCACAGGGTGCTGCGCGTTCTAGGCCTGGGTTTGAATACGTTGCCGACACCAAGTTTGCGGACAAGCCTACGCGGCTGATCCCGTTTGTGTTCAACAACGATCAGGCATACGTCCTGGAGTTTGGCGAGCAGTATATTCGCTTGCACTTTGACGGTGCGCCAGTAACGCTAACTAACATCACAGCGTTTACTCCATCGGTAACCGTAACGTTTAACGTGTTAACCGATGTTGTTAACTGGGCATCGCATAACCTAGTAACTGACGATCAGGTAGTGTTTACAGGAGGAACACTACCAACTGGTATCGTAGCTGGTCAAGTTTACTACGTTGCTAATCCTGTCCCTGGATCTTTTCAGATTAAAGAAGATCCAACTGCATCTGTTCTTTTGTTTTCTGGTAGCCCAACGGGGACAACAACTGGAAAGCGTCGCTATTCGCAAGGAGATGTAGTTAGTTACAGTGGAAACAACTACTACTGCATTGGGCAAAACGATAGCGTCACTCCTCCGGCTTCGCAGTGGTATTTATTGAGTGGCAGCATTCTGGAACTTCCAACTCAATACGATGACCTTGATGTAATGGATCTTCACTACGTTCAGAGTGGAGACATTCTTACAGTTGTTCATCCAAACCATTGGCCTAAAGAGTTGCGACGATATTCGGCAACCAAATGGGCTTTTGTTTCAATTGAGTTTGGAAGCAACATCCCAGCACCGACTGAAGTTAAGTGCATCCCATCTTATGGAAGGTGCATCCAAATTGGATCTATGAATCCAAATGGGGCAACTGACGAAATCTTCAATTGTGTTGAAGACCATAAACTTAATAGTGGCGATGTCGTTTACTTCAACGGTGGGCTTGACAAAAACGCTAACACTTGGATTAGCGGTCTAAGCACTATTCCATATCCGCTTAAACGCGGATTCTACGTTGTCAACCTTGCTGGTGTAACCGGAGCCAACAACCTCAAGCTAAAGTATCTTGACGGAAACGGTGTAAACCTAACATCTACTGCATCGGCAGTATATACAGCTCCTGCTTATTTGCCGCACCATAGGTTTACTTCGTTTATCCAGCCAGCCAGCTTAGCGTTCGATACAACCAACAACTATCGGATTGCTCCAGTTGACTCGTTTGGTGTTGAGTCGATCAACTACTCGTCCGTATCTGTTGACAACAACTTGTATGTCACTGGCGCAGCCAATGGCATCGTAATTAATACATCGTCGGATGCCGTAAGCTACAACATCTACAAGATGTCAAATGGATCCTACGGATACATTGGCAAAACTGATAACTACGATCAAGAACTGATCTCTGCTACATCTTCCAACGTTTACGTTGGAGCGGTTCTAAATGAGTTCTACTGCAAGGTGACCAAAGTTGGCCATGGCCTTGTAGAAAACCAAGCTATCTGGTCTTCAACTCTTGAAGTTTTTTTAAACGGAACAACGAGAGAAAACGCAAATATCTTTTTTGTTCACAAGCTAGACGATGACAACTTTGTTTTGAAGTTGTCTCCGTCAGCCAATGCAAATTTGTTTGTTGGCTCTGGATACGGGTCCGGTGCCATGACGTATAAAAAGATAGCTTATTTTGTAGATGACAACATAGCTCCAGATCTTGGATTGACTCAACCAATCCAGGAAGATGCTTCAGCTTTTACATCGACTGACAACTACCCAGCTTCTGTCACTTATTTTGAACAGAGGCGCATGTTTGCTGGCACTAACAACGAGCCGCAAACTTTTTGGGCAACTAGATCAAACTCTGAATCTGATCTTAGTTACCACATCCCAACGCAGTCTGATGATCGCATCAAGATCAAAGTGTCTTCCCGTCAGGCCAGCCAGATCCGCCATCTTGTTCCGCTGAACAACCTGCTAGCTTTGACTAGCCAAACTGAATGGCGCATCACTTCGATCGACTCGGACGCGCTTACCCCGTCCACGGTCAGCGTGCGTCCGCAGAGCTACGTTGGGGCCAACAACGTCCAGCCGCAGATTGTGAACAACAGCTTGCTCTACTGCGCTTCCCGTGGTGGGCATGTCCGCGAGGTTGGCTACAACTGGCAGCAGCAGAGCTACGCAACTGGCGATGTCTCGGTCCGCGCTGCGCACTTGTTCGACAACTACGAGTTGACGGACATGGCTCTAAGCAAGGCACCACAACCTGTAGTGTGGTTTACTTCAACCAGTGGCAACCTGTTGGGGTTTACCTACATCCCTGAAGAGCAGCTTGGTGCATGGCACTGGCACGATACGGAAGGCGAGTTCCTGAGCGTTTGCTCGGTCCCGGAAGGTGAGGAGGACCGCCTCTACGCGGTCATCCGCCGTGGCGCATCGCAGTTTGTTGAGCGCATGGATGCTTTTGAGTTCCAGGATCTCAACACCTACGTTGGCCTGGACTGCTCCCTGAGCTTCGACGGGACGGAGCCGAACAACTCCCACCATGTGCATATCTCCGGTGGCACCAACTGGACTCCTAACGAGACTCTGACCCTCACGATGAGTCATAACCACTTTGCCTACCCGGCCACGACGGACGTAGGCGACCAGATCGTGGTTTATGATTCCGCTGGTGAGGAGTATCGGTTGACCATTCAGGCTACAAGCTCGGCCACGGTAGCCACGGCCAAACCGAACAAGACGATCCCTGCCGCGCTGCGTAGCGTAGCCATCTACGGCTGGGCATGGGCGCGCGACAGCTTCAGTGGCCTTGCGCACCTCAACGGGTTTACCGTGAGGGTGTTGGCCGATGGCGTGCCCCAGGAACCTCAGGTTGTCTCAGGAGGCACGATCTCGGTCAGCCCCCCTGCGGTCCACCTAGTGGTTGGTTTGCCCTATACCTGCGACCTGGAGACGCTCCCGGTGGCCATGCAGATGGATGGCTTTGGCCAGGGGCGCACTAAAAACGTCAACAAGGCGTGGCTCAAGGTTTACCAGACTGCGGGCATGAAGGTTGGCCCTGACGCGGATAACCTTGTCCCGGCTTCACCATACGAGATTACCCCAGAACTGAAGACCAGCGAGGTTCAAGTGCTTATGACTCCTGCATGGCTGGATAGCGGCACGGTGTTCGTTCGCCAAGACGAACCGCTGCCTACTACCGTTCTTGGCATGACCACGGAAGTTTCCATCGGAGGCTAACATGGCTGGAGGTGGACCTAGTTATGGTTTCTGGGGTGGCGGTGGTGCTGGGTCTTTGTCCCAGAACACCCAGTTCCAGAGTGGTTATGATTCCTTGGCCACTACTGGTGGTGGTGGCGGCGGTGCTGCGGCTGGCGGCATGAGCGGTCTTGGCGCGTTCAGCGTAGCCATGTCCGTAGCTGGCGCGCTGAACTCGGCCATCGGTGGGTTCTACGCGGCCAAGAGCCAGCAATACCAACTCAAGTCCCAGGCTCTGAACGCGGAGTTCCAGGCTGGGATGGCATCCATGAATGCCCGTGCAGCCGAGATCGAGGCGCAGTCGGTGCTTCGCTCAGGCCAGCAAGCGATTGGCATGGCCACGATGCGCGCTGGCCAGGAGCAAGCTGCGCGTCGGGCCAGCCTTGGTGCGCGAGGAGTCGCGGCTGGCGTAGGCAGCACCCGAGAAGTTGCAGCTAGTGCAGAATACGTCAAGCAAGCTGATGTTTTTGCCATCAACACCAACGCGGTCCAGGCTGCGGAAGCGCGCCGGATGCAAGCCGTGAACTATCGGAATCAGGCTTTGATGGGGCGGATGTCCGCACAAAACCTTAGATCTGGAGCAGGAAGCATTAGTCCTGGACTTAGTGCTTTTTCTAGCTTGTTGGGCGGTGCTGGTCCTGTCGCGTCTAACTGGGCCATGATGAACTACATGGGAGCCGTCTGATGCCTCGTATCCCTGACTACAACGTCCCGTCCGTTCAGGTCCAGCCGATCCAGATGCCCGAGTTCCAGGGGCCTGGAGTCCAGCCCATGCCCAACGCTGCCCCCCAGCAGATCCAGGAGATGGGGCAGTCTCTGAGCAGGTTTGGCGAAGGTATGTCCAACATCGCTATGCGGATGCAGGACATCGTGAACGATTCCGTTGTGGCGGAAACGGACAACAAGTGGAGAAACTTCCTTAATCAAGAAACTGTCCGGTTCCAGTCGCTGCAAGGTAGGGATGCGATCACTGGCTACGCTAGTTTCCAGGAGAACTTGGCCAAGCAGCGCAAGGAGATCGAAGCTGGCTTGACCAACCCTGCGCAGAAGGTGGCTTTCCGCAGCGCGGCGGATCGCCGCATGATGGACGTTGACAGGCAAGCCAACTTCCATGTGATGCGCGAAGCCTACAACTTTAAGGTAAAAGAGACTGAAAGCCGCATCAACAACATGGCGGAGGATGCGATCCAGTTCGGATCGCGTGTCTACAACCCTGGAGTTCCCCTGAGTGTGCAGATGCTTGATGGCACTGGAGCAGTTTCTGATGAGACTGCTAAAGCCATCACCATGGGAGCTAAGCAAGACAGCCGAGACGCTTTTCAGACTCGATTCACAGGCCTGATGAATCAAGCCCGTGAACACCTGTCGTTTCAGGGCATCAACCCTGATGACGAGCAGGGCAAGCTCTACCTGAAGAACGTCGAGCGCGGAGTCTACACTGGCGTTTTAAACAGTATGGTTCAGAGGGATGACATCGACTCAGCTCGATTCTTCCTTGCTGACAAAAATAACCGTAGCCGAGTTGATCCTGAAACTCTCTACAAGGTAGAGGAGACACTGGCCAAGTTTCGCAAGGAGCAGGTAGCCAACAACATCGCGCGTGCGATCTTCATCCGAGACGATCTCCCTACGATCAAGGACAAGCAGGACTTTGCCCGTGCAGCGTTTGTGGCTGGCCAACTTGACCAAGAGGATCTTGCTAGCACTATTAGCATGATTAATTCCTTGGCCACAGAAGAAAAGAACAACAAGGAACAAAGTCAGCTAAACGCGCTTAACAACGCCAAGACGTTCTTCCGTGCCGCCACGCAAGGGCAGGGATTCCCAAAGGATCAGAGTGCTGGCAACGCTCTTCTGAGCCTGGACAAGAATCTCTACATGCAGCTTGATGAGGAGTCTCTCACCAAGTTTGAGACTTGGGTGCGCGAAGGTTACCAGCAGAAAACCAACCTAGCAGATCGTGCAAGGCTGTTGGACATGATGGAAAACGATCCAGAATTGTTCAGCTCACTTACGCCTGTAGATTTGAGTTACAGGTATCAACTTTCTGACGAAGATCAGAAGTTGTTCCAAGCCAGGATTAGCGAGTCTAACAAGTCGGCTACTCCTGAGCAGCGTCAAGCGTTGAGCGATAGAGATCTTTTGTTTGACCAGTTCCGCAAGGAAAATCGACATACGTTTGGTCTTTCAAGCTCTGTTCTTGAAACAAGAGAAGACTTTAGTAAATGGCACGAAAACATTCAGGCCCAGTGGTCTGCCTTTAAAAGTGAGCCAGCCAACAAAAACGTCACGTTTGCTGAGTTTCTAGCAAAGCGCGACAAGACAACCGTTGTCGTTGACGGAGAGCAAAAGCGTCTTTACGAGCTTGCTCAAGGTGAGACTGGAGCATTTAGGATTCCGATTCCTAACACTGATAAGTATGCCGATGTTCTGCCAACCGACATTCCAGTGTGGGAACGAAATCAAATAGTCACATCTATTCGCAACGCAAATAGTAACCCGTTTAGAGTCTACAAGATTGTTCAAGACGAAAACGGTTCTACGCAGTTGCGGTTGCACGAAAGAGGTCCTGGAAACCCTGCGTTACACAAGAATGTAGCTGATGCTCAGGCCGAAGCAGAAAGTCTTGGTGCTGGCTACATCGTTCAAAAGGCTGATCCGATCCCTCTTGATGAGCAGACTATTGCTACTAAGTGGATCGAAAACGTTTCTCAGCGAGAGAAAGATCCACAGGAATATGCAACGCGCGTTCGTCGCAGGGCGGATCTTGGCGAGCGTCTAAAGGGCCAGGGTGCCGCAAGCCTGCGTGAATACATGCAGCGGTTTGTGGACAACCCAGATATGTCGGTGTTTGTTCCCGATTTGGTTGACCAGCTTAACATCGCTGACGAGATCAAACGCATTCCAGGCCTGCGCGAAAGTATTGCTGAGAAAACGCGCGAAGGTGATCGTTACAAGCAAAACGAAGCTGGAAATATTGTTGCTAATGCTGATGCACTTAAGTTTTACAAAGCTTACGGAGAACCTATGGGACTTCGCGGCAGAACTTCTGATGCTGGCGCAAAGTATGATCTTAAAGAGATCAAATACTCGGAGTCTCAGTTAGAAAGCTTTGCAAAAAATGGCATTCCACAAAACGACCCAATAGCTCAAAGGTTTTTTGGGTCAATCGAAACGTCTGGTCCTTTGTGGACAGATATTGGTGGAAAACAAAGATACAGAGAAAAGTATCAGACAATTAAAGGTCTTGATGCGTTTAATGTTTTGAATCAAGTCGCTAACAGCATGGGGCTTGAAGTTCCTCCCGAGCTTGTTGCACGGCATAGGCAACTCACCGCTAAGGACAACAACTATCCTGCTGCAACAGCTAGCGTTCAAGCTAGCGCGCAGCTCTCAGCGGTAACATCTGAGCAGCGCAAGCAGATGGCTGCTCAAGTTCGTTCAGCAACTTGGCGCAAAGGTTCTTACGAGTGGCACCTTGCCAACACGCCTATTGATGCGTTGCGGAACTTTGTAGGCCCATTTAGGTCAGACGAGGCATACAAGCCAAAAGGTGCAACCGTTCCTACCAGAGATGCGGTCCCTCCTAGCCCTATTGGCGTTTCGCTAATTGAAGAACTGCGCAAGGAGATTGCTGCTGAGCAGATGAATCTGCAAATTCAGAAGATGGCAAAGCCGGACGAGTTTCCATCTTCGCCTCGACAGCAATACAGTTCGCCAACTATTGAAGAGCTTGAGCGGATGATCGAGCTTGTCAACAGCGGAGATTACTCTGCTGCCGAGCAGTGGCGGGCCAAGAAGGATACTATCGAGAAGGCATACAAGTCGGTTTTCCCGAACGGACTTCCTAAGTAACATGTTCCAAGAGCCGCAACCGCAGTCTCCCCAGCAGCCCGCGCAGTCACCTACGGCACTCTTTGATGTAGTGCCCAAGGAGATCCCCTACGTCGATCCAGGGATGAAGGGCGTTGCTGAGATGCTTCGCAACGAGGAAGCGATCCAGCAAGCCAGCTTTAACGCGGCACTGCGTAGCTTCCAGGAGACTGGCAAGGACAGCCCTGAGCTTGTGGCGTTCCGTCGTAGCCAGCGGTTGGCTGGCCTGCCTGAGCCTACCGATGCTCAGGAGATGCAAAAATACACGGACATGCAGCGAGTCAACCTTGCAACGATGCAGAAGGAAAGCCCTGTGCTTTTCGAGCGTCTCAAGGATTATGAGAACGCTGAGTTGCTGCGTAGGGACACGGCAGCTTGGAGCATGGGCGAGCGCATCGCTGGCTCTACCAAGCGTGGTCAAGTCGAGGACGAATACGGAAAGCTCTCGTTTAAGCGTAACTACTTCAAGTTGTCCGAAGACGAGGAGACTCAATACCAGCAACTGAAGAAGCAGCTACAGATTCTTCCTAGCCCTAACGGGAACTGGATCGCTGCCGCAGGCAAGATGCTTGGGCAGATGTATAACATGGGACCGGAGACGGTCGCATGGGCTGCGGCGGGTGGCTTGCTTGGTTCGCTTGCAGGCCCAGGAGGAACTGCTGCTGGTGCCTACTGGGGCACTTCGCTTGGCACCGCCAAGCAGACGTTTATGACGGAGGCTGGCTCCGTTGTTCAGGACATGATCGACCAGGGTTATGACCCTGATGCTGCGAAGACTGCTGGCCTGTTCCACGGTGCCCTTTCCACGGCTCTTACGGCTGGTGTGTTCGGTGTCACCACAGCTTCGCTGCGTTCGGCTGTCCGTGGCGCGATCTCTCCCACGGTGCTGACCAAGCTGGGCATGGACCCAGCCAAGAAGATGCTGTTCGGCAACTTCACCAAGATGGGTGCGGTGGGCCGATACGCTGGTGGCGTAATCGCGGAAGACTTTGAGGAAGTTGGCCAGGAAGTCAGCGCAGTCCTGGCTGAGCGTCTGGCTGGCGCGATCTCCAAGGAGGAATACCAGCAGGCGATCCAGACAGCCCAGGGGACGCAGAGCATCGCGGAACGCATCGCTGCGGTTGCCATCGAGACGTTCCAGGGCATGACGCTGCTGGGCCTTCCTGGGCTTGCCCTGGATGTGTCCGCGACTAACTCCCGGCTGTCGCGGGCTGAGGGCCGCGCGCAAGCCTTGATGAACACGATTGATCTCACCCGTGGGACCGATGTGTCCAGGCTGGCACCGGATGCCTACTCGGATCAGGTGGCTGAGCTTGCCGAGAAGAACGGCATGGCGGAGCTTGTTCTAAACCGCAAGCAGTTCGATGAAGCCATGGCTGCGCTTTACGCGCGAGCGCAAAAGCAGGATGCCAGCCTGAAGCAGTCGGACTTCGTTGTGGCCATCCGGGACAGGTTCCCGGATCTTGCCAAGCAACTGGATGCTGCGGACAAGACTGGTGCGGACATCCGCATCAGCGTGGCAGACGTAGCCCTGATGGCCCGTGGCGAGTTTGGGCTGCACACGGAACTGCTCAAGCGTGGCCGCATTGTTGACGAGGGGATGGATGGCGACACGGGCATTTCATGGGAGGAAGCCCAGAAGCAGCGCATGGTTGCGGAGCAGTTGCGCACGCAATCCATGTCCATCCAGGCCCGCCGTGGCCAGAAGTATGTCAAGCAATACGATCAGGTGAGGCGCGACATCGAGCGCAAGCTGGAGGTGGTCCCGCAATACACGGGGCAGCAGCGTCGGTTCTTGGCCCAGGTCACGGCTGACTACTACGCGGTGCGCGCGGAGCGCATGGGCACGGAAGGTGCCCCGATGAGCATCATTGATGCTTACAAGCAGGATGAGTTTACGATCACTGGTCCGAAGTCAAAGGGCCAGCAGATCAAGTTTGCTGAGCAGCCAGCCCCGGTAGTCCAATCGCCACAACCTACCGTCACCACGGAGCAGCCGAAGGAAGCGGCTCCTGCCCAGCCGCAGCAGGAATCTGAGCCTGAAGCGGCCCCGCAGGCTGAGGAAGAGGTCACGGAACTGGTGGCCCCGGAAAGCCTGAAGTTCCAACAGGACTCGCAACGGCAGAGCATCACCAAGCAGCTTTTTGACCAGGAGTCTGCCGCGTCTAAGACTCCGCTCAGCACGGCTGCTGCCAAGCGGTTGCAGGGCGTTGATGTGCGCCAGGAAGAGCTTGTGCGCCTGGAGGCTGATCTCAAGACGGAATCGGAACGTGTCCGTGGCCTGACGCGCGAAGCCTACCTGGAAGAGCTAGAGCAGGATCTAGACAAGGCTAAGACCTTGCTGGAGGGCATGGATCGAGAGAGTGACGAATACAAGAACCTGCTGGCTTGGGCGCAGTATACGAACAACTACCTGCTGCAAGAGCAGGCGAAGGAGCAGCAGATTGAACCTGCTGTGCCTGAGGTAGAGCCTGAGGTTGCACCTGAGCAAGCTGCCGATCCGGTCATCCCTACGGTTGAGCAGATCGCGGAAGAAGTCCTGCAAGCTGCTGAAGAAGAGATTCAGCAGGTGCAAGAGCAACAGCAGCAGCAAGAACAAGAAGCTGCTCCGCTAAAGCTGTTTGTCGATGGAGTCGAAGGAACAGAAGTGCCATGGCAATCCGTTCCCAACGGAAGCGATGCTTGGCAATATGCTATTGGCAAGATCGAAGAAGATGGCAAGACTGCCGTCTGGCGTAGGAAAGCTTCTGAACGCGGAACCTACGGCGGATGGCGTTACGAGCTTGAGCCTAGCAAGCTGATTTCTCAGAAGAAACAGCAAGATACAGGTTGGACTCGCAAGCCTGGGCTTGATGCCTGGGACAAGGTTCCAGGTCAGGGCAATCCCAACAGTCTTGGCACTGGATACATCAGTGGCAAGCACAACGATAACATCGCTGCAAGGGCTAAAGAACGAGGCGACATCGGTCTTCTGATTACGCCCTTGATACCTAGCTACGTTAACAAGACTGAGAACTACGGCTTCATCGCGGTTGACAACGGGGTATTTAGCAAAACTATTCCGTTTAGTGAGAGCAAGTTCCGCAAGCTCGTAGAGACTATTGCTGCGAATCCAAGCAACAAGAGCAAGACGTTGTTCGTCGTTGCACCAGACGTTGTTGGTGATGCAGCGGCCACTCTTGCCAAGTTTCCCGAGTGGGCAGCTTGGATCAAGTCTCAAGGCCTGCCTGTTGCCCTAGCTGCTCAAGACGGGCTTGAGAACATGATGGATCAGATCCAGTGGGATTTGGTCGATGTGTTGTTCATCGGCGGATCAACCGATTGGAAGATCGGAAAGTTTGATTCCGCAGAAAAGACTGCCGCATGGGGCAAACTGTTTGTCGAGGCTCAGAATCGTGGCATCCCCATCCACATGGGGCGAGTCAACACCAACGAACGAATTGCTGGGCCTGCGCAGCAAGTTGGTGCTGGCACAGTTGATGGCACCTACTTGGCTTACGGTCCAGATCAAAACCTTCCCAAGCTGGAAGGCATGTTGGACAGGCTGAATAAGCTAGGCTTGGACCTTGATGCTCAGATGTTCCCTGAGCTTGGAAGGGCACCAACCGATCAAGAGCTTTACGATGTAGCCTTTGACGAAGAGATCAAAACGGCTTCGGATCTTGGTGCTTTTGAACCAGCACTGAAAGCGATCAACGCCATCCGCATGGAATATGGCTTTGAAGTTATCGCTGCCAATAAGCAAGTTAAGGCAACGGAGCAAAAGCCAAAGAAGCAGAGGAAGCAACAAGACGTATCTAAGTATAACGCCAAAGAGTTGGCAGCTTTTCTTGGCCAAGAAGGGCTTACGGAACTTCAGCGTGAAGCTCGTAAGCTGGCAGTTGGAAAGATCACCCGCGACCAATGGGATGCAACCGTTGCTCGCTTGAGGCCTGTTAAGGAATTTGCTGAAGTCCCAAGCCTCACAACCGTTGATGCCATGATGAAGGTTGGCAGGCTTGATAAAACCAAGATTGCCAAGGTTGACACCATTAAAGACGGGATGCGCGTTGCTCTTCGTCTTGACATTCCTTCGTGGCAGTTTCACAAGACTTGGGTTGTAGCTGTTCACGAAGCTACTAAGGGTGGTAGTGCAAACGTCCGCGGGCCTTTTGCCTACACCAACGCGGTTGCCATTAACAACGTTACTTTTGCTTCGCGCGAACAAAAGTCTTTTGACATCGCGCAGGCAAAGACAACAAAAGACTGGACCGCTGTTGTCAACGGTGACAAGCAACCCATGACGGCTGAAGAAGTCCAGGCGATGGCCAAGGAAGTCTTGAACAGCCCTGAGTGGGTGCAGGTTGGTTTCAACCCTGAGATCCACAGCTACTTCTGGGACCGCAAGACTGGCGAGCCGATTGACAAGGCAGAGATGGTTCTCCAGGTTGGGCCTCTTGTCTTGGCCAAGAATCCAGTCTACGGCAAGAAGAGCGAAAAGCTGTTTAGCCGAGCCACTGCTACTCCTCCAGACGGATATATCAAAGGTATTAGATACACCGTTGGAGGTAAAGGGTTGATGAACAACCAAGTCCTCAACAGGAGCAAACTATCCGACGATGAAGAATTTGAACTTATTGAACTAATGGATTTTGGTCTTCAGCAGCCGCGCGACTTAGATGCTGGAGATGTTTTCTATTTCACAGAATCTGGCAACGTAAAGCATAAGCGATTGATTTCGCTTCTTAAAAAAGCGGCTATTGGAAAAGTTACTAAAACTGAAGTATGGGTTAAGCCTAAGTGGACTGATCTAAATGGGGATCAGGTTTCGGCTACTGAAACTTTGCCGATTGGTAAAGACACACTTCGTAGCCGAGCCACTGCATCCAACGATGCAGCCTACCTAGATGCTGTTAACCGTGGCGACATGAAGGCAGCGCAGGAGATGGTTGACGCTGCGGCTAAGGCTGCTGGGTTTAATGAAGATGGCGAGCATGGTCTGGCACTTGGCGTTTTGGAGGGAGGAAGGTTTGATCCCTCCATGCGCGGGAAAAACACTGGCGCAGCTAGTGCTTCGTTAGGGTTCTTTTTTGGCTCAGAGAAAACAGCTCGCGCTTATGGCCAAAAAACTCTTAACCAAGAATCATCATCGGATATTTCGAGCGCGGCTCGGTCGGCATTTGCCGATGTTTTTGATGTCGTTCCTCCCGGAGTGTCCAAAGACCTGGATTTTGAGCGCGACCTTGGAGACGAAGCTTTCTCGGCGGACTCTATGGATGAGCTTGATCCAGACGCTTTTGTTGAGCGTATTTATCGATACGCCAACGAAGTGCTCGATGATGTCGAGTTCAACGCAGACGAGGCCAGCAATGAAGCCGAAGTGTTGCAGGCTGTAGAGCGGGCTCGCAATGCGCTTGATAGAAGCATTGGGGAGACGGAGTTTGAATCCGTTACCGATGTTGCCACGATTCGCGTCAAGCTACGAATGCGAAATCCTTTGATTCACGATCAAAAGGGCCAGAAGTATCGTGACAAAACCTATTATGACATTATCCGCGAGGCTCAAGCCAATGGTCACGACAGCGTTATAATCAAAAACACCTACGATGGTGGCCCCCTTGATGACATCAAGGTGGTGTTTTCTCCCGATCAGATTAAGTCATCCGATGTTGTTACTCGCGGCGACGATGGCAACGTCATCTCATTGTCGCAGCGATTCCAGGCAGAGTCGCCAGACATTCGTTACAGCCGAACCGCAGACATCGCTGGCACCGTCAACCTCTCCACCATGGAGATCACGTTGACCAAGGATGCAACCTTCAGCACGTTCCTGCATGAGATGAGCCACATCTGGCTGCACATGCTCATGCGTGATGCGCAGACTGCCAACGTTCCTCAGCAGATCGTGGCCGATGCCCAGACGCTGCTGAAGTGGTTTGGACTCAAGAGCTTTGACGAGTGGAACGCGCTGTCTCCTGAAGACCGCGCGGTGCGCCACGAACGCTGGGCCTACAACTTTGAAGGCTTCATCTCTGGCGAAGAAGCCCCGTCGCGTGAGCTTCGTGGCATCTTCCGTCAGTTCCGTCGTTGGCTGACTCAGGCATGGACCAACATCCGCACGCGGTTGAACCTTGCCTACCGTCAGGAACTCCAGGAGCTTGGTAAGCCTGTGGAGGACTTGCCCATCCTTACGACCGAGGTCGCGGAAGTGATGAACCGCATGTTGGCCACGGATGAGCAGATCGCTTTGAACCAGGACTTCCAAAGCCTGATGTCGCTGCACATGACCAAGGAGCAGTGGCTTGCCTTGGGCAACACTGAGGCTGAATGGCTGGAGATTCTCCGGTTGCAGAGCCGCATGGGTGGCGAGCTTACGGACGAGCTTACGGAGCAGACCATCCGTGGCATGGAGTGGCTCAGCAGCAAGAACATGCGGATGCTGCGCGCGCACAAGGAGAAGGTGGATAAGCAGCGCAACGAGATTGCCAAGCGCATCCAGCCTGAGATTGAGCGCAAGCGTGTCCATCAGGCCCGTGCGTTGATCCGCACTGGCAAGATGACCAACGGTGAAACCGCAGCGGTCATCGAGATGTCCGAGTCTCGGTTGAACCTCAAGATGGTCCGCGAGTTGTTCAAGGACGAGCCGGAGAATTTGGCCCGTGTTGAGGCTGAGCTTGGCACTGGCAAGACTGGGATGCTCTACAGCAAGGGTGTGGACCCGGACCAGCTTGCTACGGTCCTTGGCTACAGCGATGCCAAGAGCATGGTGATGGAGTTGCTGAACGCGCCTACTCTGGAGACTGAGGTTTCTGAGTTGGTTGATGCTGAGATGAAGGCGCAATACAAGCACCTCCTGGACCCCAAGAAGATCCAGAAGGAGATCAGTGCCCAGCTTTCCAGCAAGATGCGCCAGAAGATGGTGGCCATCGAGCTTCGTGGGCTGGACCGCAATCTGCGCAAGGAGTCTGACGCAGGCCAGCCGCAGTTGATGGCTGAGATGCAGGAGGCGCAGAAGGAACTGGAGAGCCTGCTCAACACGGAGAAGTCTTTCCGTGAGGAGCGTGATGCCTTGCGTCAGAAGGAAACTGACATCAAGAAGCAGATCACCAAGGAGAAGCGTAAGCCTACGGACGATGGTGCGCGGATGACCGCGTTGCAGGCTGAGCTTTCGGCTGTCGAGGGCCAGAACAAGGGTCGCCTTGCTGAGATTAACAGCAACCTGAAGCAACTGAACAAGCACATCCGCAAGGCTGAGCGTCTGGCGGAAGGGCCTAGGACCACGGTTGCCACGATCATGCGCGCGGCCCAGGAGGTCGCTATTGAGCTAATCGGCAAGACCTTGGTCAAGGATGCCTTGCCCAGTTACTTTGAAGCTAACGCCCGTATGCGCCGTCGTGGAACCACGCAGGCGTTGGCCCGTGGCCAGAGCTTGGAAGCGATTGAGCAGAAGCGTGGCGAGCTAACTCAGGCTGCGATGGCTGAGCAGGCTACCGCGTTCCAGCAGGAAATGGACAGCTTCAAGGAGTTGATCCAGGACATGTTCCGCATGAGCCGTGCGGACATGGCCAAGAGCCGGGACTTCAACATGGCTATCGCGGCCCGTGGTGTCGCGGCTGCGTTTGGCTTCGGCACGGAAAAGCAGGTTGAGGCTGTGACCGAAGCGGTCAAGGCAATGCGGATCTACGCGCCTGAGCTTGCTACCCAGGTTGAGCAGTTGCTGTCTGAGGCTACGCAGCAGGCGACGAAGATCAGCCAGCAGGCCCAGAAGCGTGGGGCTGCGGCTGGTCGCAGCAAGCGCAACCGAGTTGGCCCGCTCTACCGTGAGCTTACGGTTGAACAGATGCAGCAGTTGATGGATCGCATCAAGGGGCTGTGGAACCGTTCTGCCGATGAGCGGGTGGTGGAGCTTGGTGGCCAGAAGCGTTCGGTCGAGGAAGTCTCGGCTGCGCTTACGGCCAAGGTTCTGGACCGCATGGACAAGCCCGTTGGGGCTGGCAAGTCTGCCTCGGGGATTATGAGCTACGCGGCTCTAGCCTCCAGGGCGGAGCATGTCATGGAACACCTTGACGGCCAGCAGGTAGGCGAGTGGCAGTTGCTGGTCTATCGCTGGGTCAAGGATAACGCGGTCAAGGCCCGTGGTGAGTTTGCACAGAAGATCAAGCAACTGTCCGGCATCCTGGCCAACATTGACATGCGCCATGGGCAGAAGATTGTTGCTACTGAGCTTGGTGGTCATGTCTTTGGTGAGGATCCCAACAACCCTCTGATCTCGGAATTGTTGCATGTGGTCCTGCACATGGGCAACCCTGAGAACTTGGAGAAGTTGGTGATGGGTAAGACCCGCGTCAACGATCCCCAGCAGACTTGGGGTAAGTATGATGATGAGGGCAACCTCGATACGACCGATCTGCGCAACTTCATCGAGCGCATGATTAAGGAGAAGGTCTTGACTGAGCAGCACTTTAAGGCTGCTGAGCAGATCTTCGAGTTGATGGACCAGCTAACCCCTGGTGCTATCAAGGCGTTCTACCGCGTCAACGGGTATAACATGAAGCTGGTCAAGCATGGCCAGATTGTGAACAGCCTGGGAACGTTTCGTGGTGGCTACGTCCCGGCAGCGGTGGACAAGGATGCCACGCCTATCGGGGACATCATGGAACTGAAGGCGCAGGCTAACGAGCAGTTCACCAATGGTATGCCCAAGGCCCGTGATGGGTTTACCAAGGAGCGTGTCAAGAAGGGTGCGCTGCCGCGTGTAACCAACATCAACAGCCTGCCCATGCACATCCGTGATGTGCTGTTCTACACGCATCTCCAGCCGATCTTGCATGATCTCTCCAAGGTGTTCACCCAGGAAGATTTGCAGGGCGCGTTGAATGCGTATGACCCAGCGATCATGCGCAACGTGTTCATCCCGTGGATGGGGCGCACGGTGCGTCAGCTTACGCAGACTCCTACGAACAACCCGCTGGACAAGATCGTCCGGCGCATCCGCCGCAACGTTGGCTTGGACAAGCTGGCTCTGAGTCTCAACGTTATGTTCCAGCAGTTCACGGGGTTGTCCGTGTCCTCGACCCGAGTTCCCAAGGCTCAGTTGGCGAAGGCTTTGGTGATCTGGGGCAAGGATCCCAAGGCTGCGCGCAAGTTCATCTCGGACCTTTCTCCGGCCATGGCCGAGAAGTTCGACAACCAGATGACCGAGATGATGAACCAGCTTGAGGAAGTTGTCCGTAGTCCCAACGCCTACAAGAACTTCCAGAAGTGGGCGTTGAACAACGGAATGGTTCTCCAGGCTGGCGCGCAAAACATCGTGGACAGCATCACCTGGATTGGTGCGTTCAACGAGGCGATGGAGAAGAAGGGCCGTGGCCTGTCGATTGAGGAAGCTCAGAAGATCGCTGCGGCTGACGCGGACAGCATCGTCCGTCTAACTCAGGGCGGCAGCTTTGCTGAGGATCTTAGCACGGCGGAAGCTGGCACGGTCTGGGCGCAGTTGTTCACGCAGTTCCAGACGGTGTTCATCGTGATGATGAACGCGGCAGGCTGGAAGGCGCGCACGCTGGTGCAAGACATGGGCATGTTGCGCGCTAGCCCCAGGGTTATGGGGCTGGTGTTCTTCGGTCTGTATCTGCCGCTGGCCATTGGCAACCTGATCTCGGAGACGATGCGTGGCGAGATTGGCGATGACGAGGACATGGACGGTGTGAGTGAGACTTGGTTCCGCACGCTGGTCCTGGCTCCGCTCTCGGGCGTGGCTGGTGGTCTGCCTCAGATTGGTGCGGTTGCCAACCTTGCGATCAACTCGTTTGACAACAAGCGATACAACGACAGGCTGGGAACGACTCCTGTGTTCGGGGCGTTTGAGGCCTCGCGCCGTGGCTTGGCCAGCGTCTACGATCTCATAACCGATCCTGGCCGTGAGATCCGTGGCCAAGACGTTAAGGATTGGGCGACGTTTATTGCTATGATCTCTGGCATCCCCACCAGCGTGCTGGCCCGCCCGACCAGTTACATGCTTGACGAGGACCGTGGCTTCTACTCGTCAAGGAATTCGTATCTCCCTGAGTTTGTGGAATACACCAGAGGTTTGGCGACCGGGACTGGAGTTCCGACGAACAGGTAATCGCCATGGCACTTTCTAATCAAAATTGGGACCGCTGGATCAAAGTGGCAAGTGTTTGCTGCACAGCGGTCGTTCTTCCAGGCATAGGTTGGGCCTTCCAGACCAGACAAGACATTCACGAATTATCTGGCAAGGTCAACATGCTGGCGCAGCAGATTGAATCCGACCGTCAGGGAGTGCGTGCTGTGCTTGAGGAACTACGGCAGCTTCGTAACAGCGTGGAAGCCATGCGGGCCGAAGTGCTACAGCGAATCACCCGAGTTGAAACTAAGGTTGAACAACGATGAAGAAGATCATTCTGTTGGCTCTTGTGCTGGCTCCGCTGGCATCCTGCGAATACCTGCGCAACTGGGCTGCAAGCCAGGAACCGCAAGTTCCGCCTGCTGATCCGGCTGTCCCGGCCCCGCCGTTGCAGCTTCCGCAGGTTGGCGGTGGCGATCCTTTGGATCTAATTGCCACGGTCCTGGCTCTGCTGGGCCTTGCGCCTGCGGCTCGCCTTGTGACGATGGCTAAGCCATTCCTGGCTGCGCTGATCCTTGCCATTGCTGGCAAGAAGAAGCAGCAAGACAACCCTACTACCACTACTCCTACGGTTAGCTGATGGTCTTTCGCGCTCGCCCAAACGGTAGCCCTTTGACTCCAGGCCCAGTTAGTCTGGGCCGTGGATCGAATCAGGCTTGCAGTGGTGATGACCCGCGCCTGACGGACGCGCGCGAAAGTATCTACGTTGATGGAGTTATCGTTGGCAAGCGGCGCAACGTTAACTTCGTAGCTGGCACCAACGTCACTCTTACGGGAACAGATGTCTCGGACACCGATACAGTTGACGTTACGATTGACTCAACTGGCGGTGGCGGAGGTGGAGTTGTCGATGGTGTCTATGAAGACATCACCGTGTCAGGTGGTGAGACATCTATCGTTCTTAACTCACCAGTTGATCCAACAAAACTTGGCAGTGGATCTGCCAACTCAACCACATACCTGCGTGGCGATAGCACATGGGCTTCAATCCCAGGCGTTACCGGAAACAGTGGCACTACGACGATTGACTTTGGTGCGTTTCCTGGTTTGTCAGATGCTGCCGTCACGGTTTACGAGCCGTCTATTGGGCCTACGTCCATAGTTCAGGCTTGGCTTGTTGCTGCTGACACAGCAGACCACAGCGCAGATGAACATGTGGTAGAGACTATACAAGTTATCCCTGGTGCAGCTGTGGCTGGTGCAGGGTTTACAATCTACGCAAAGAATACAAACACTGTTGCGTCACAACTGAGTGGTGCGATCACAGTTGGATTTAGAGCTAAGGTTGGCGACCAAGCTGGTTTTGCTATGCCAAGTGTTGGCGGCGAAGGAACTAGGATTTGGGGCCAATGGACTGTTGCTTGGAGATGGAGCTAAAAAATGGCGATTCAGGTTCAAGGATATTCTGGTGTCATCGGTGAGGTTGACGGAACTACCTACCGCTCTGTTAGAACCACTCTTAGGCCCATTGATCCTAATGGCCTTGGAAGCTACCGATGCTCCGTGATTAGTGGCACGATGGCTGCTGGACTTGCGGCTGGCTCAGAGATTTTCCAGTTTAGGTGGGCAGACAACAGCAAGCTGTGTGTTGTTACTAGTGTTACACTAGACGGGTTCTCTGGTAGCGCGACAGCTTTTACGGCTGGGTTTGCCAACGCCCAAATGTGGGTTGCTAGAGGATGGACGGCTGTTGGTAGTGGCGGAACAGCCGTCACGCTGACGAGCAACAACATGAAAGCTAAGACTTCCATGCCGTCAACTCTTGTTAATGATATACGCTACTCTGCAACTGCTGCACTTACTGGCGGAACAAAGACGCTTGATGCTCAACCTATTGGGCAGTATGCGTTTTCAATCGGAACTGTTGCAAACACAAACTATTTAGCACAGCCTATTGATCTGTTTCATGCAGATCCAGGTGGCGAACATCCGCTAATTCTTGCGTTCCAAGAAGGGTTTGTTCTGCGAGCTACTGTTCCAGCCACTGGAACTTGGCAGTGGGGTGCCACTGTTACCTGGACTGAATTGACTTCGTATTGATCGGTGACTCTCGATCCGATAGATCGCCATGGCAACGGCGGCTGCTGCAAAGAAATACAGCAGCCACCGTTCCAACGGAGCCATCACTTCGTAGCGGACGGCTTCTTGATAAGGCCCAGCTTCTTCGCTGCCTTCTTCTTGAGTTCGATCCATGCTGCGTCCTTTTTGTCAGTGTTGCTCACGGTCTTTCTGCCTCCGTTCAAGTAGCTCTTCTAGGGCTGCGATTAGCGTAACTGCGTTGGTCCCCACCTCACCTGCGTGCGCGAACTTGCGGCAGTGGCGGTAGGTTTCCAACAGCATTCGGATGTCATCGTCACTCGGGGTCAAGGACAACCCCCGTCAGAAACACCAGTTTGTCGTGGATGCTAAGCCACTCAGCCGAGTCCCGCAGCTCGCTTCGCTTCATGTACTGAATGACGAGGGATGTCAGCTTCTCAAGTTCCCAACGTGATTCTTTCAGTAGCGTTCGGAGATGCTGGCACATGTCGTTCCAGTATTCCATGTCACGCTTGGCCTGCTCAACGGTTGGTCGCTGTCCCTGGAGTCTGGCAACTTCTTTTTCCAGGTTTGCCATGTGGGTCTTGCCAAACTGAATCTGCCTTTCCAGGTCTTCGTAAGAAGGCTTATGTGCTTGGTCTGTCATGGGGACTTCCTTAATTGGCGGCATCATGTACGTTTTCTTTAGCAGCAGCCTCAGCCACCTTGTGGCACAGCGTCACCATCATCGCACGGGCCTCGTCGCGCTCTCTCGCAGCTTGGTTGCAGAAGTCGCACGACACGGTTCGCCCGGTCAACGCATACTTAAGCTGAGCAATCTCTACTTTTAGGAATGCGATGTCTACTTCAAGCTCTTCGTAAGTAGGTTTCATACGTCCCTCGCTTGCGCTCTTGCGATCCTAAATCCTAGCCATTCTTCGACATCCTTCCTGCGATACCGAACACGAGCGCAAGGCCCGTCGCCCAGCAGGAAGTAGCGCGGACCATCCTCCGCGCTACGCCACTTGCGCAGAGTGACCTGATGCACCTTGAGCATCTTGGCCACTTCTGCGGTTGTCAGAAGATCATCCATCACTTGCCCTCAAGCGTGGCAAGGCGAACCGCATAGGCTTCGCGCGCTTCCGCTTTCTCAGCTTCCGGCAAGCCCTTCGCCTTAGCTGCCAGCGCGTTCAGCGCAGCAAGATCCTTGGCTTCGCGGATCAGCCCAACGAGCGTAGGCCCGTCGATCACTTCTCCGCCCAGCTTCTGCACCACCTTTTGCGCTGCGGCAGACGGTGCCTTGCGTTGCTGCTGCGGCTGGCTGGCTTCGTTGCCATCATCGTCCACTTCAGCAAGACCGCACATCGCCTTGATGCTGAGACGACGGTAGTAGGTGCAAGCTGCCGCGTAACCCTGCGGATCGGTCTTCGCTGGGTTGAGCGCGATGCAGCTTTCCATGCTCTCGCCAGACTCAGCGTGCCACAGCGTCGTGACCAGAGCCACGCCAGTAGGCTCTTGGCGCAGCGTCTGCGTCAGCACTAGGCCCTGCTTGTTCAGCGGTTCCTGGACAGACTCCAGGACGCTGGACAGGTCCGCGTATCGGTTGCGGAAGTGCGGGTTGCTCGCGTTCCTAACGGGGTTGGTGATCTCAGCCTGAGCAGCCAAGAGACTCTTGAGTAGGTTCTTCATCAGTAGATGTTGGTAGCCCATTCCGGGCGATACTTGTTCACGGTTTGCCAGTAGTTCAGGAGAGCCTTGAAGACTTGCCAGCCATGCTGGATGTCTTCATCATCAGCCATCAGCAGACAAGCCGTAGGCTCGGTGCGGCTGACGAACACGATGCCACACTGGGCGTTAGGAAGACCCAGGGCCTGTGCCGTTGCGGCAAGCTGCTGGTGATGCTCAGGGTAGAGCGCGACATCGGACAAGTCTCCGTCCTTGGTCTTGAAGTCCAGGACAACCTGGAGCCTGCGCACATTGCCGCTGCCCATGTCAACCTCAGTAGCATCGCAGCTAAGGTCGCTCTTGGTGCCATAGCCGTAGTTGCTGACGCATGGCATCTCGCAACGCCAAGCTCCCAGGCTTACGCCAAGCGGTGACAGCGCATTGCGCACAGCTAGCACCCAAGGGTTCGTGCTGCTTTCTGTCTTAAGCTCGCTCTCGATCTGCGCATGGATCTCGCTGCCACGTTCGGCAGCTTCAATCGCGTGCGTCTTGGCATCGACCATGATGCGCTTGATCCACTCGTCCTGGCCTTCTCCCGCGATCTGCGGCAGTGTCAGAGACGCAAGCAAGACTTGACGTTCCCGATACTGGACAAGGCTTTCCTTGTGCGCAGCCTTCAGAATCGTCGTGACACCAGGGGCAAAGCCGAACTTCCGCGCGTGGCGGAGGTCCGGCTTAACCTGCTGGCCCTTGCTACCGATGACGGTAGATACCTGCACGCCGCTGCGGTCATACCAGTGACCACCTTCGGACGTTACGGATGCTGGGCGGAAACTCAAAATTGGATAACCTTGTAGTTTGGTTGGTAGTTCTGCGGCTCGATCTCCAACCCGCCGCGCATCAAATGCTGATGCGTAGGCAGACCAGTCCCAATGCACCAGCACAGGGTTGCCGCGTCTTGCAGCGCGTTCAGACCCGCGATGCCGTAGCGATCAAACTGTTTCATGGCTTCGGGGTGGACGAATTCGTCCGCAGACATCTCATGAAGCAGGTTGTTGAGGCTGCTGCGCAGCTTCAGGAACTCGTCAAGGTAGGCTTTCATCAGTCGATCTCCTTCACGCAGGTGATGATTTCATCGAGACGCTGGCTGAGGAGCGCGCGCTCCTGATCCAGTTCCAGGGCCTCCCGGGTTTTCCCAAACATCGGGATGCGCGCCCTAACGCGGTTCCCGTTCAAGTCCACGCCTTCGATCCACATGGTGCGGGCGTAGGACTTGGATTCACTCAAATGGTGAATTGTGTCCATCTTGAGGGAAGTGATTCCATGAATAGCAACGTCGATCATGCCGGGGATTTTAACTCCGTCGCGCAGCGTTTCAAGCGGTAGCGAACTAAAACTTTTTGTGCCTCGCAACTCCATTGAAACCATAACGTTGCGACGTTATGATGCACCTGTGATCCGCATTTTCCTACCTTGGCCACCTAGCACGCTCAACCCGAATACGCGGTTGCACTGGGCCGCGCTAGCTAAACACAAGGCGCGCTACCGTGCGACATGCCAGATGGAAACGGAGAAGCAGCGCGGAGCTTGGGACTGCCAGATACCGGACGGGCCGCTGTGTCTGTCCCTGATCTTCTACCGCCCCACGCGCCGCAGCTACGACCGCGACAACCTACTGGCGAGGATGAAGTCGGGCCTGGATGGGATGTGCGACAGCTTGCGGATCAACGATAAGCGGTTCGCCACGTTGGTGATTCGCGTAGCCGATGAGACGAAGAACGTAGTTCAAGTGGAGATCGAGAGAGATGGCACCTAGACGTAAGAGAGAATACTGCTGCCCAGACTGCGGGGTCCGTTGGCTCGCGCCAGCCTACCGGAGCAGCGAGCGTTGCGAGCCGTGCGCGAAGGCGCGCAGGCCTAAAATCCTTTCTCCATTTCAGGAGAAGATGGAGGAGATCCGTGCGTTGGGCACGCTGGCGGATCGAATCCAGGATGAGACTAGGATGCCCTGGGAGCGCAAGTATGGACGATAAGTTGCCGCCGCGTCTTACCGATTCTGCCCTTACGCCACGCTTCATCGCGGCGCGTGACGGTCGCCAGTTCTACCTTGGCAAGCCGTGCAAAAAGTGCGGTGCTTTGGAGCGTTACGTCAGCACTGGAAACTGCCGAGCTTGCCAGATCAAGAGCATCAAGCTGCTGCGTCTGCGCAAGAAGGAAGAAAAAGGTCGTGCGATGCGCGAAGCACCGGTTATGATCGAGCCTTCCCAACAACACGGAGAAAACAGTGGCGCGTAAGATTTACGATCTCGCAGTCAAGATTGGCCAATACCAGACGAAAGATGGCACCACGAAAAACCGCTATCAGAACGTCGGGGCCGCCATGCAGAACGATGACGGTGGCATGTTCCTCATGCTGGCGAAGTGGTTCAACCCTGCTGGAGTTCAGGACGGCAAGTCTACAGAAAGCGTCCTGATCTCGATGTTTGAGCCGCGCGAGAGGGGCACCGCGCCGAGCAACGACACTCCCTTCTGAGGCCAGGGCCACGCGACTGCCCCGATGCGACTAGCTACCGCATCGGGGCAGTTTCGTTTTCTGCTTGCAGTATCGGGTGTGTTGGTTTAGTTTAGAAGCATGGACACACCAAAGCAGGAGCTTCGCCAAGTTGCGGCTGAAGCTGGGCGGAAGAGGTATCTAGGTTCTGCGTGCCGTCGATGCGGTCTGACGGAACGCTACGTCACGAACGGTGGCTGCGTGGCCTGTTCGATGACCCGTGAGCGGCAACGGCGTGTGGCGATCCGCGCGCTGATGCAGGAGGCTCGCCGTGGGTAGGATTCGCAGCATCAAGCCTGAGTTTCCCCAGAGCGAGAGCGTTGGGCGAGTCTCTCGGGAAGCTCGCCTGCTTTTCCTACAGTTGTTTACGCTCGTAGACGATTTCGGGAGAACTCGCGCGTCCTCCAGAGTCCTCCGGAGCCTTCTTTACCCGTTTGATGACGATGCTGGAGAACTGATCGAGGGTTGGATGGCCGAGTTGGAGCGCGAGCGCATGGTTGTGCGCTACGTCCACGAAGGCACTACCTACCTGGAGATCTGTAAGTGGCTGAAGCACCAGAAGATTAGCCATTCCAGCCCGAGCAAGCTCCCGAGTCCTCCGGAGAACTCCGGAGAACTCCAGAGTCCTCCTGTAGTCCTCCAGCCTGATCTAGGATCTAGGATCATAGGATCTAGGAAGAGGAAGAGTACTACTAGTAGCTCTAGTATAGCTACTACTAGGCCCGAGGATGTCACGGAGCGCACATGGGAGGCGTGGCTGGCGTTGCGTCGGGCCAAGCGTGCGCCTGTTTCTGAGTTAGTGCTTGACGGGATCAGATCCGAGGCTAAGAAGGCGAACTGGACCATGGAACAAGCACTCACGGAATGCGCAACGCGCGGTTGGCAGGGCTTCAAGGCAGACTGGGTAGCCAAGAAGCCCGGATTCGATGCGGTGGACTACACCGCAGGGCTTGGGAAGCAGAACGCGGATGGGAGCTTCGACCTGTGAGGGTGCTGAGCTTCGGCGGAGGGGTCAACAGCACCGCGCTGCTCCTGGGACTGGTGCAGCGTGGACAGGCTCCTGATCTGATTCTGTTCTCGGACACTGGTGGCGAGTTCCCTGAAACCTACCAGCATGTCCGCGAGATCCAGGACTGGTGCAAGGCCCGTGGGATCGAGTTCGTCATCACGACGAATGCGAACCGTGGGCAGGGCGATTCCCTGGAGGACAACTGCCTGAAGCGCAAGGAGCTTCCTAGCCTTGCCTACGGGTTCAAGGGCTGTAGCGTCAAGTGGAAGAGGCAGCCAATGGATCGCTACATGCGCACCCGCGAGGATGCGAAGGCTATCTGGGAGGCTGGCGAGCGCATCGAGAAGTGCATTGGCATCGACGCGGGCGAGTCGCATCGCGCGGTGCTGACCGAGGACCGAGAATACCGCTACCGCTACCCGTTGGTGGAGTGGGGAATGGATCGTGACGCTTGCGTCAAGATCATTCAGGATCACGGGTTTACCGTTCCGCGTAAGTCCTCCTGCTTTTTCTGCCCAGCCATGCGCAAGCGTGAGATTCTTCAGATGCAGCAGGAACATCCCGAGTTGCTGGAACGCGCGCTGGCCCTTGAGGCGAACGCGGACACGCACACGGTCAAGGGCCTGGGGCGCAACTGGTCCTGGGCTAGTTTTCTGAAGCAGGAAGCTGCGCAGCGTAGCTTGTTCACGGACACCATCAGCCAACCTTGCGGGTGCAACGATGAATCCACGGACGAATCCGTTTAGTCGGCTGCATCAGCCTCCCAGGCAGGTGCAGTGCGAAACTCACGGAGCATACCTAGCAAGCCCGCTGTTGAACGATCGCTGGACTGGCTGCCCTACATGCAGCCAGGATGAGATCGCGCAACAGGAAGCCAGGGAGACGGCTTTAAAGGCATCCGAGGAAGCGGCCCGATGGAACGCAAAGCTAGAGGACTTTGGCATCCCTCTGAGGTTTCAGGATCGGACGCTAGAGACTTACGTTTGCCAGAGCCTAGGCCAGGAGCGCGCGCTAGCGTTCGCGACAGACTACGCGCAGAACTTTGCGCGTGCGTTGGCCAAGGGCACTAGCTGCGTGTTCGTGGGGAAGCCTGGGACGGGTAAGACCCACCTAGCCGTGGGCATCGCGCTGCACATCATGCGCGAAGGTCGCACGGTGCGCTACGCTACCGTTCAGAGGGCTGTGCGCAGGATCAAGGATACTTGGCACCGCGAGTCGAAAGAACGCGAAAGCGATGCGTTGCGCTCGATGACCGAGGTAGACTTCCTGATCCTGGACGAAATTGGTGTGCAGTTCGGCAGCGATTTTGAGAAAAACCTCTTGTTTGAGGTGCTGAACGCGCGTTATGAGAACCGCAGACCAAGCGTGATCCTGAGCAACCTGAACCAACAAGAGGTCCAAGGTTACCTAGGCGAGCGCGTTGTTGACAGAATACGAGAGGATGGAGGTCGAGTCATCACGTTTGACTGGGCCTCGCATCGTCGCCAAGGATCTTCCCAGAATGGTTCTGGGGCTGGGGCCTAATCGGCTTGACCGAGACGGTTAGGCTCCAGATTCCATCCCAGGTTTTCCCTGGGGCTGGGGCCAAACTTTTTACTGAGTTTGGGGGCAACCCCAGCAGTTCTTTAAGAATTAGACCAGCTAGCGGTTGAGGGGGTTTGCTGCGTAAGTAGCAAATCAAGCGGACCGCTAGCCCCTCCCGCCCGTAGGAGCAGAGTGTTGCCTGGGGAGATCCCAGGCACGGTGTTCGATTGCGCCGCATGAATCACTGCTTCTACGGGAATTTAATCGCATTCCCCGAGATGTTCTCGGGGCCTGGGCGGTAACAAATGCGGACCTGACCGAAAGGAATGGATCAACCCCGCAGGTGTTGGCGGACCCCCAGGTTGTTTTACACTCGCCAGTGGTTGCGGACACCGCGTAAAAGCTAAGCTCTCCTTCTTCCCTAACCACCTCGCTTACCCACTGGTTTTTTTTCGATGCCAAGCAAATCTGAAAGCCAACGTCGTTTGATGCAGGCTGTTCTGCACAATCCTGAAATCAGGAAGAAAAAGAAGATCCCGTTGTCGGTTGCGCATGAGTTTGTCGAGGCTGACAAGCGTGCGCGCAAGAAGAAGAAAGACAAGGACTGACATGCAACCCGCACGACTGCTGGAAATCGCAAACTCTGGCCAAGCTCATCCTCACGAAATTCAGGAGATGGCCAACGCGCTGATGCGTGTTCACACGCGGCGCAAGCATCCTGAGACTAGCCATGAAGCTGCTCGTTCGCTTGAGGCCCTGACTGCCAAGCGGGAAGCGGTGCTGCGTGTCCTGAGCAACTACGGACGCGGCACGGAAGAGCAGATCGCGGATTGGTATGCGCTGGCTCGGTCGCAAAACCAGCACATGTTTCCTGGGCAATCGCCATCGGGCCTGCGCGCTAGGCGCAGTGAGCTTGTGACGCTAGGACTTGTCCGCGACAGCGGAGAACGGAAGCGCACGCGCTACGGTCGCCAAGCGATTGTTTGGGAGCGCATCAAAGGCGCAGTCTAATAGGAGCCGTCTGTTTTCTGATATTAGACGGGTTTGGAAACTAAGCTCAGGTTTCTGAAATCAGATTGAGTCTGCTGAGATAGAAACTGTTTCCCTATTTCAGCGGCCAAAACTCCCGTGTCTCTCAGTGCGCGCTGATGTCGCGGTCCGCCTTGGCGGTGGGCGAGGCGATGGTGCCCTAGGGGCGGCTACGGCGCGGGCGGATCGGTTGCGGGCCACCGCATACGGCGGCGCGCAAGCTTGCGCGGATCGGGGGCCGGGGCGGATGGGCGGGGCGCGCGCGCCTACGCTAGCTCGGGGCGCGCTCGCGTCCCCGTCGCGGGGGGCGACGGCGGAGGGCGCGCGTAGTAGGGGCACGGGGCGCGGACAGTAGGCCCGGCGATGCGGCGCGCCATAGG